AAGTTAAGAGTATGAGAAACAATGCAGTCAATATAGAATTCTTACAAGAAAGAACAAAAAAACTTACAGAAGATGTAGAAAAATTAATTAGAAATGGTAATGGAGCACACTAATGGTTGAAATGGTATTTGCACTTTTACTTCTACAGGACCATAAAATTGTAGAGCATCGTTATCACGAGTCATTATCAAAATGTCTTAAGGCCAAGCGTTATGCTATGAAGGACAGAAACCCTACAGATAGAGTTGTATTTAAATGCATACAATCTAAGGCAAACATAGAAATATATATGGGTGAAAAGAAAATTACTTCACTAATTCTTGACTAAAAATAATAAAATTGCTAAAAAATTAAAAGATAGACGTTATCACCAGCGTGTGATAAAAAATAAGAAAGCTTATGACAGGAAAAAAAATAGTAAAGATTCATACAGAGATAGTTAATGGTGTTTGCTCTGAGTGTGAAGAGTATACAATGTTAGTTGGTATTACGAGAAAGTTTTATAGATGTATGAGCTGTGGTTCTGATCTAGAGCAACATGTAAATGGTAAGATAAGTTATCTACCTACTATTACAGCTACAACACCTAAATCGAAAGTAGAAGAATATTTTAATGGCGAAGAAATCTAAAGGATTATACGCAAAAGTTGCACACGAACCTGTCTTTCACAAGACAAGCATAGGTAGAAATCCTAGTAAATGCAAAATGAATAAGTCGAAAAGACGTAGTTATAAGAAATATAAGGGCCAGGGAAAATAATTTATTTTTAGGGTTGACATTATTTTGTAGGATATTATATTAAATTTAGAAAGTGAGAATATAAATATGCCAAAAAACAAAAAAGTAAAACAATTAGAAGACTCAGCACCTCATGATGATTATCATGAAAACGAGAATAGAGTGTATGTCTTTAACAATGTACTGTTTAATTTTAACATGTACATTAACGCAGATAATGCTGACGAGGCCTGTGAAAAGTTTGATATGTGTGGGTTTGCTCACAGAGATCAATGGAAAATCATGGTCGAGTTAGGACAACAACCGTCTCGAGGTCCAGATGGCGAGTAAAAAAGAAAAAGCTATGAAAGAAAAAATAGAACAATTAGAAAATTTAGTTGTTCGATTGACAGATAGATGTTTTCTTAAACATGAAATTAAAGAACAATTATCTGAACATAATCTTGATGAACCAACCGTATTAGGTTTGGCTGACGACATTTATTTATTAGATGAAGTTAGAGGATTGGGGTTAAAATAATGGCGAATAAACTAGACTGTACTGAAAAAGCGTACGAGATAATGATGAAGCATACTAACTGGCGTAAGCCTAAACGTAT